TGGCGGGGTGGGAAGAAATGCGATCGAGCCCCACGGCGCGCCGCTGCCCGTCTGCCACGTCCCGCCGTTCCCCCAAACAGACCAGTCCGCAAAACCATTCTCGAACGAGCCGTTCTTGAGCAGCTGGGCGCCCGCGACGACCTTGGTCGTCAAAGTGGCGACATCGCCTGCGACATTGCTGACCGTGAGCGCATTTGTGGCGATCAGCGCGCCCTGCGCCGCCGTCGTCGTTTCCAGGGCATTTATCTCGCCCCCCTGCGCAATGATGTCGGCTGCGATCCCGTCGATGCTGTCGACCAGCGCAGCCGCCTGATCTTCAAGATCGGCGATGGCGGCGAGCGCGGCGGCGGAAGCCGTCATCGCCGCCGCCGCATCCGCATCCAGCGCCGCGAGCGCCGCCGCCTCGGCGGCTGTCATGCCGTTGGTCGCGCCAGGCTCGGCGGGCTGCAGCTCCTCGATCGGCGTGCCGTCGGGATAGCGGTTCGGGATCGGCGCCGGCCGCGCGACCGGGATGTGCGGCGGCAGGGCCGGGCTTTCGCTCGGGTCCCAATCGTAAATCTCGGGGCTTTCTTCGCGCAGCGACATCACCACGCCGAAGTCTTGGCTCATCTTCCACGCCGCGACTGTCCAGGCATAGTTGGCGAGGCCATAGCGAGCCGTGTCGAGCTGCACCGTGTCCATTGCCTGCACGGCCAGCCCTGCAACGTTCATCGGCCACGCGACCGTCTTTTCGCTCAGCGCCCGACGCAGCATGATCCGGCCGATCCGCGTCGCGCGGGAGATCGATGTCACGAAGGCGAGATCGAGATCCATCTGACGCGGATCGGCCAGCGGCTGCGCCTGCGTCCGGAACGGCGCCGACTGGTAGAGCGCGGCCGGCTCGACATAGCTGCCCTGCACTTCGTTCGCGATCTCGTCGCCCGACGTGAACGCGCTGACCGTGATCGGCCCGGCCAGATCGCTTTCGGACAGGTTGGCCGTCGGCGGCACCCAATATCCGGGCCGCATGTAGAACTGACCGCCGATATCGGCGAAGGTGCCCGCGCAATTGATGATCAGCGTGTCGCGCACCTGGGCGGGCGCAGCGCCGGTGACGATCACGCCGTCGAGCGTGTAGCGCTTCTCCGAGCCACCTTCGAGCAGCACGACGTCCTCGTCGCAGACGTTGGCCTGCGCGGCGATCCAGCTGTCGTCGGGGATCTCGTCGGCATAGGCGCCGAACCCGCCTTCTTCGCGCGGCAGGCGCATCCAGTCGTAGAAAACCAGCGCCGCGTTGTTCGAATAGCCCGCTTCGCCCGTGCGCGGATCGCGGATATCGTCCTTGCCTTCGATCTCGCAGGTGATGTTCGGCATTCCTGCCTGGACGATCGCATCGGTCAGGCTGAACTTGGCGTAGATCTTCGCGATCCCGCGCCCGCGATGATCTTCGGTCCACCGCCCGCCACATTCCGCGACAAACACTTCGTGCGCGGCGGCATCAGCCATCCCCCTCTCGAACCACAGCCACGCCTTGCCGGCATAGGTGCCGCTGGTGACCATCCCGCCGCCGTCGACAGCCACCTCTTCATCGCCTAGGAACCAGCGCAGCACGCCCTGCACCCGATGCCCCGCGACCGCGATCACGAAATATCGGAAATAATCGTCGCCGACGTGGCTGGCGTGGAAAAAGGTCAGCAGCCCGCCGACCCGGCGCAGGCCATAGACAATGTTCGAGTTGGCGATCGTTTGCCGGTAAACGGTCGGCGTGCCGTTATTCGCCGTCGGGGCGCCGACCTTGGACGTGAGGCCAAGTGCCTTCATGGCCGCACCAGCCGCCAAGCCGAGTCCGACGCTGACAATCGCGGTTGCCACCGCCGTCGACACGGTGAGCGCCGAGGCAAGGTAAGGGGCTAGATAGGGTGCCGCGACAGCGATGCCGACTGCGACACCCACCATCACCACGCTTTTTACGACTTTTCCCAAAAGGTTCGTCCCTTGCTATGCTCGATCGGTCTGGACGGGAGGGATTATGAGAAAGGTGCTTGCTTGCCTGGCGCTCACCAGCTGCGCGACGACTGCGCAAATTCAGGAAAAAGCCCCAGTGGCCGAGTTTTCGACGACAAAATCGGTGGCGGCATTGGAAGAGTGCCTAGCTTTCAAGCTCGGACTATTCGGCGCCCCCAGCACTGTCCGCGGAGAGAAGCGGACAATAATGATGTGGGGGCAGCCTGCACCCGCACTTACCGTCACAATTGGCGCCACCGAGCCCCGGACCGTATCGGTGCGGGCTGCTCTAGTCGCTGGGAAAGGGGTCAGGGAGCGCGTTCAAGCTTGCACTGAATGACATCAGCGTCATCAATCCGCCAAGCCTCCTCAACCTCTGCCATCGACACGGCGTTGCCACCAAAGAATGTTGCCACCTCGCCTGCGCAAATCCCGAGCGCCCAGCCCCGGCGAACGATATCGCCGCGCCGCGCCAGCAAGGGCGAGAGGGACGGCCCGAGTGCTCGGCTGACGAGTTCGCTGAGCGATCTCACCCCATGCCGCCGATACAGAGCCGCCGCATCCCGCCACGATCTAGGCGGCGGCGCATCGAGGATCGCCCACACGTCGACGCCGCTCGCCGCCAGGACATGCCCGGCCGCGCGGTCCGCGCAATGATCCGGCCAATCGGGGTTGGCCGTCATGTGTTCACATAGCGCGTCATCGCGCCGATGAAGCCGCCGCTGGACATCGGGGCTGCGGTCGACATGCCCGCCTGATCCCCGCGTGCCCACAGGATGGAAACCTCGGCCATCTGCGGGAGATATTCGAAGAAGCGGTCGCCCGGATATTGGCGCTGCTGATACTCGTCGGTGAACCGCTTAATCGCGGGCCTGTTCTGGTCGCGCGCGCGGCTCTCTCCTGCCACCGTCACCGCAATGGAATTGCCGCTGTCGACCACCTCATAGGTATCGACCCGCCCGCGCCACACGCGTTTGACGGCAGTGATCGTCTGCAGATCCTCGTTCAGCGCCCCGAACCACAACTGCATGGCCGCGCCGCGCTGCGCCTGGTCGGCGATGTCGTCGCGAAATTCGGACGGGATATCGAGCAGGGTCGCGCGCACGCCCGTTGCAGATCCGTCGGTCTCCTCGCCAATCGTGTCCAGAGAGCCGACCCCGCCTGCGCCGATCCAGTCGATCCCGGCGAAATTGATCGTGCCAGTACCCGTCCACACTGCCACCGGATCAGGCAGGTCGATCCACAGCGCGAAGAAAGGGCGAACGACCGGCGCTTCGATCGCGTCGGACATCTGCGATGTGATATCGCGGCTCATAGATCCTCGAACATTTCGACCGTGATCCGCTCGGCATCGCCGAACGCCGCGGCATTCGCCCCCGCATCGTCGTCACGGATCTCGAACCGGGATTTGACTTCGGTATAGGTGCCGGCGCCGGCCGCGATGGCGGTTTCCAACGGCGGCACGAATGGCACCATCGCCACACCGCCCGCCGTCGTCAGCACGTCGGCGGTGACGATGTGTGCGCGCCCGTCGCCCCCGACATAATCGCCACGCCGGAATGCCAGCGTGTTCGCCTGCAGCCCGATCCACGTCATCGACGTCGCACCTTTGGCGGCCGGTGAGTTCGTGCCGACGCCCGTCGCCGGCCCCGATCGCGTCGGACGCCGCCAGTCGTGCGTCAGCACGCGATTAGCGCCACCTCCGACCTGGGCGAGGAAGGCGTCGATCGCCGCGCCCTTGCCTGCCAGCCCTTCGCCCTGCGCGCCGCCGACGAACTCGAACCGCGCAACCCAGCGCGATCGGCCGAGAACATAGGTTTTGCGCTGCCGGTTGAACGGGCTTTCGGTGCCGCCGGTATAATGCTGCAGATAGAAACTGACGCTGCTTGGCGCGAGATCGGCGGGCCACACGAAGTCGGTCATGCCTTCCCCCGCGCTTTCAGATCGCGAAACGTCGCGATCGTGTCCTGCTTCACCATCACCGCGAACCGACCCAGCTCGGCCCTGTCGACGGCGCTCCCGGCAAGGTTCGGTGCGAACGTTTGATGGATCACGATCCCGCCCCGCGCACCGTCGATATCGTCATTGGCGATCACGTTGCCCGACGACGACGGGGTGAAGATTTCTGGACCCAGCTCGCCGACGACATAGCTTCGGCCGCCCAGGACCGAACCGCCTTTGGCCCGCGCTCCGGACAACTCGAAAGCATCGAGACCGTCCACGTCACCACCGCCCCCCAATGCCGCGCCCAGAAAGGACTCGGCACTGGCCGCGCCGCCGCTTCCACCGAAAAGGGTGCCAAGCGCCCGACCGAACAGCGATTGCACACCCTTCTGGATGGCCATCTTTAACAGACTGCGCTGCACGTCGCTGGCGACCTGTTCCACAACGTCGCCGAATTTACGGGCACCGACCGAAGCATCGGCGAAGCCGTCCACGACCGCCCCCAAACCATCCGCCGCCAAACCCTCATAAGCTTCGCTGATCTCCGCTGCAGATCGCGGCATTGCGTCGAAATAGGCAGCGAGTGGGCCGGCGGTGTCTCGCATCACGCTCGTCCGCGCCGCCCCCTGAAGCATGTCGAGTGCCTTGAGCCGTTCACGCGCTATCTGCTTGTCGGTCGCATTGCGATCTTCCGAGGCGATGATCGCTTCCTGCATCAGCCGTTCGGTCTCGAACTGCTTGTCGAGGAGGCGAAGCTCAAGATCGCGGCGCTCGCCCATCGTCCGCGCGAGGTCGCTCTGCGCCTGCAGCATGTCGGTATCGTTGTCGTTCGCCGCGACCCGACGATCGAGCGCGTTCTTCGCAATCTCGGCCGCCTCCTCTTGATCCAGCTTCTGCGAGCGCAGATCTGCGACGCTATCGACGAGCAGCTTGAGACGCTCTTTTTGCGCCGCGCTGTAATCGTCGTTTCGATCGATCTCGTCGCGCGCCGCAACACGATCGGCATTGATCATCTGCTGCTCGATTGCGCGGCGCTCCCAACTGTCAGCCGTCAGGTCAGCTTTGGCGCGAAGCTCCTCCGCCTGGGCGCGCGTGAGATCGGATGCGAACTGCTTCTCGCGCCGAAGTGCATCGCTCGCCGCTCGCGCCCGCTCGCGGCTAGCCTTCGCGACATCGGCCTCGGCGGGGGGCAGAACGCCACCCCGCCCGCGTCCGCCCGCCGCCCCTTTTGGCCGGTTCTTATTCGCGGCCTCCATTTTGCTGCCGATATAGGCGCCGCCGGCAAAGCCGAGACCGCCTCCGACGAGCGCGCCGATCGGCCCAGCCAGCACACCTCCGGCGGCGGCGCCCGTCAGCGCGCCAGCAATCTCCATCGCTTGGCGCGGGTCCTGCTGCCAGAACTTGAGCAGATTGCCGGTCAGGGTCGCGAGGGCCGAGGCGAGCGAATAGATGCTGTCGGCATTATCCGCGATGACGCCCGCAAACTGCGCGTTGATGATCATCTTCAAAGTATCGAGTTCGTCGTTCACCTTGCCGGCGTTCCGCAGGACGTCCTCGTCCAGGACGATACCAAGATCCTTCGCCTTCTGAGCGAAATTGTCGAACTCCCGCGAACCCTGCCCCAGCAGCATCGTCAGCGAGCCGGCCGACTTGCCGAATAACTGGAGCGCGACAGCATTGCGCTGCTGGACGGTCGGCAGGCGCTCCAACCCGTCGAGTGTCTGCATGAAGGCGGTTTCGAAGTCTGTCGATGTGACCCCGAGCATTTTGAACAGGTCTGCCTGCGCCTTCGATCCCTGCTGCGCGAGGCCGAGCGTCTTCGTGAATTTCTCCATCGCCGCGTCGGCCGTTGCCACGTCGGAGCCGCTGAGCTGGGCAGCGTAGCGAAACTCCTGAATGATCTTGGTCGTCGCCCCAGTGCGGTCGGCAAGGTCGACGATCGCATCTGCGTAATCGAGCGCGCCCTTGGCCGCGACTGTCAGGCCGGCAGTACCGAGCGCGGCGAATACGCCGGTTAGCTTGCCCGCCGTGGTCGCGGCCTTGCGGATCGAGCCGCCGATCTTTTCGCCCATACGATAGGCGCGATCCTCTGCCTTGGCGGCGCCGGCATCGAATGCGGCAGTGTCGAGGCCAAGGGTAACGCGCAGGGCGCCGATCAGCGATGCCATGTCACCAGTCCTTTGTTGCCGATACCCACGCGCGCATCACCATGCCTACGTCCTCAGCGGACGCGGCAGGCTTCGAGCCCGTCATCTTGTCGATCGAGGGATGGTTTTTCGGTTCGACCTGCGACAGCGCGCCGGTGGTCGATGCAAGCCATGCCAGCTTGCGCAGCTCGCGCTTCTCGCGATCGACGCTGCCGGTCATGACGCTGTGATAGGTTCGCGGCGTCTGGATCCAGAACTGCTCGGGAGGATGGCCTACGGCGCACCACTCCCGAAGCAGATCTAGCCAGTCGCCGCCTTCTAAGGGCGGGCGCCACGCCCTTTCTTCGGGGCCCCCGCCTCCGCGATCGGGAAAGCCGCCGAATAGGCGTCCTTGGCAAGGGCGACCGCCTTTGCGGCGCCCAGCTCGTCGATCATGTCGCCCGCACTCGCGAGCGTCATGTCGGCCTCGCCACACCCGGCCCAGAACAGGCCGCGAAGTGTGCGCATGCTGACACCGAATTCCAGCTCGGTCGCCACCGCGAGCGTGGTGACCTCAAGGCGCTCTTCCAGGAGGCAAAGCGCATTGGTGGAGAAGCGAAGCTGCCGCGCCTTCCCGCCCGCCTCGAATGGCACGGCGCCGTTGGGTGCGGCCATCAGGCGTCAGCCTCGTCCGCATCGGCATACGCCGCCTGCGTGACCGCGCCCGCAATGCGGATCGTCACGTTGGCGGTCATCTGGCCGTCGATCGGCACCGTCCGTTCGAAGCCTTTAACGATGCCCGGAAACTTGAACTGCTCGGGCGTGGCCGCTGCGCCGGGTACCTTAATTTTCATCTGGCGCACGGCACCATCGTTCTTCGCCGTGACGAGCAGATCATCGGTCGGGCTGCCCGGGACCCAGTTGATCGAAACCGTGATCTCACCCGGATCGATCAGGCCGGCGATATATTCGCGCGTCTGCCCCGGGCTCTCATAGTGGGTAACCTCCACATCCGCGCGTTGCTCGTTGGGCGGGGACACGCTGGTGACCTCGGCAATCTTGGTGACTTCGGTCGCCACTCCGGTCGCGCCCATGTAAAAGGCCGAACCGAAGCCAAGTTTAGCAGTCGACATGTTCAAGCCTCCTCGGGCTGGGGTTGCCACCACACTCGAATGTCGCGCCGGGTGCGGTAGATAATCTCGCCGTCTGCGCGTTCTTTGCTGTCGCCGGCGAACTCGACGAAGCCACGCTGGATTGCCACGGCGCCCACAATCGCGGGCGTCGTGGCAATCTCTTCGATCATGGGGCCGATCGCATCGGCATCGCCGCGCGAGGCCGAATAGACATCGAACTGGATGAGCGTGCCGCGCAGGCTTACTTCGCCGTCATGCGTATATTCGCGCGGATCGGAGGCCAGCGTGATGATCAGGTAGGGCTTGGCAGGGCGCTGCATCCTTGCCTCGTCGCGCCACGCCCGGCCGGCGAGGATCGTGGCGAGCGGCTCATGATCGTTCGCCCGATCGCGAAGGGCTGCAGTCACCGACATGATCAGCCTCCGTTCTTGGCAGCGATCCGCGCCACCTTCTTCGCGAGCCGCGTTCGCGTCTTCTCGATCTCGGCGCCCAGGTCAGTGCCGACGAGGTCGAGCATGTCCTGCTTCGTCTGATCCCACGCAGGCCGCGCATGTGGCTGGGCGCGGTGATTCACGTTCCCGAACTCCTGCTGCACGCCCGCTGGATCGGAGGTGCCGGCATAAAGCTCGATCGATGACTTCCCCTCGCGCTTGGCATCGCGACGCTGGCGGCGGGTAAGCCGAGACCCGATCACATAGCTCTCGCGAAGAACGCCGGGCGTCCGACCCTCGTCAGCGGAGCCGCCGACCGGGGCGAGCCGGCGGACCGCCTCGATGAACAGCTGAAGCGCGCGCCGAGCGATCCGACGCAGCACAGATTTACCCGCCGCCTTCGGCAGTTCCTTCAGCGCGACTTCCAGCTCGCGGAAGCCTTCTAGCTTGACGATCTCGCGCGGCATCAGTCCGCTCTCGCCGTCGCAGCGATCTCAAGCCCTTCTCTGCGGCCGATCTCGACAACCGAAACGATATTCCAATCGCGACCGCCATACGCAATGCGATCGGCCGGGCTCACGTCCGAGACCGCCGACGACCAGCGGATACGAAACACCATCGGCGCCGTCGCCGCGATCTCTGCACTTTGCAGCCGCTCGACACCGGGCGCCGGCCGTGCTGACGCCCATACGGTCACCAGATCGGCCCATGATGGCATCGGATCGCCGGCGGCATCCGGCGCTAGCGCCGCCCGCTGGATGACGATCCGCCTATCGAGCGCGCCCGCCCGCATCAGCTGAACACACGATAGGGCGCGAGCAAACTTTCGACCGTCGTCGACATGGGCACAGCCGACGCGCTTGCGCCGATCATGACCGTTTCGCGATTGGCATAGAGGTCACCGGTCATCAGCAGGATCGCCGCGCGGATCGACGCGGGCAGCTTGGCCACCAGCGGATCGGATTCGGCATCGACAACGTAGCCTGCGCGATACCGGATGCGAATTGCGTCCGGGCGCACGGCGCAGCCCACCCATGCCCAAACGTCAGTGACGGGCATTATTCGGTCGCCGAACAGCTCAAAGTCTTCGAGATCTGCGGTTTGCTCGCCGCATGCACCATCGAGATATTTGACGCTTACGAGGTCGATGAGAGGCGGGAAAGGAAGGCGGAGCGAATTGCCACACCCTTCAAAGCAGTCGAAGCGCGCCTCGATCGTCTGCACACCGATCGCGCGGCCCAGCCAGCCTTCTGGTCCGTCAATGTGCCCGGTCGCTGCGGCAATCATCGCCTCGACCAATAGCTGTTCATCATCACCGTCGAGGCGCAGATGCGCGCGCGCCTCCTCCCACGTCACCACGGGCTGCGGTGGCGTCACGACACGAGCGCGCATCTGCGGTCCCTTCGGATCAGGTGTTGGTCAGGGCGGCCGAGATGATCATGCGACCATTCGGCAGGATGACGGCAAGATAGGCGACGTCGGTGCCGGTGTCGGTCCACGTCAGATCGATATCGCCGTCGGCTTCCGAGATCGCGAGAAACAGCTTCTTCGCGACGATCGGGAGTAACGCGCCATCGGCGCCGATCGCGATGCCGGTCGTGCCGCCGACCGCGACGAAGGCGTCACCGTTGGCGTCGGCAAGCACGGCGATCTGGACGGTGGCTCGGTGGGCGAGATCATTGCCCTGCGCGTCCTTCAACTGGATTGTAATCGCGCGCACATTGGCGACCTCAGCGCCGACGACGATCGATGCGCCCGCACACTGGCCGCAGATGTCAACGACGTCGCCCGGATCGGCAATGAGCGTGTGCTGGTTCTTCCGCCGGATCACTGGCCAGCTTCCTTATTTTCCGGCGCCGGAGCGGCCTTGTTGCGGGGCTTTCGCGCTGCCTTGCTTGCGATCGGCGCGATCCTCGTCTCGCGATCCTTAGATTTCGCGGCCGATGGGGCGGGGAGGTCATCGGGGTGCTCGTCTTTGCCGATGATCTCCGCGAGGCGGACTGCCTCCAGATGAGCTGCGCGCTCGCGGGTGACGATGTGGATCGATCCGGCGGGGACGTTGCGATCGACGTCGGTGCCTTCCTGTCCGCTGTAATCGCGGAGAACCTTGATCTTCATTGGAACATCTCCTTCCAGGCCGTCGGGATGCGGCGGTCTGAAAAAGAGGGCGGCCGAAGCCACCCCCTTCCTTCGATGGTTGTCGACCGGTTAGGCGACGAAGCCGAAGTCGCCGTAGATCAGCGCTTCGGGACGGTAGACCGCCAGGGCTGCCCGTTCCTCGCCACGGATCGTCACGAGGTTCTTGATGAAGTTGTCACGATCCTCGGTGCTGATCTCGACGTTCGCGTCCTCACGATCGAACAGCTGGCAGGCCAGCTTGAACGCGCCGGTCAGGAACTTGTCGACCGTCATCGCCGGGGTCTCGACAACAGGCAGGCGCCACAACGTCGGCGTCGCGCCGTTCGTGGGATTGCCGATGATGTACCGGCCTTCGCCGTCCTTCATCGTCTCGATCCGTGCCCAGTCGATCGGGTGCAGAATGTGGCCGGTTGCCGGATATTCAGCAAGAACCGCCTGCAGCATCGCATAGCGAAGCTGATCGAGCATGTTGTCGGCAACGAGGCCACCAGGAGCAGAATAGCCGGTTGCCTGCGGGATCATGCCGAGCAGGTTTGCGCCGCTGCCGTCGCCCTTGAGCAACTGCAGTTCCTCGGCATACGCCAAACCGTAACGAAGGCGCCCGTCGACATAGGACTGCAGCATCGGCGCGTCGGACAGGATCTGCTTCGACGCCTGAACCCAGTGGGCGATCGTCGCAACGGGCAGCGTCTTCAGGTCGAACTTCAGTTCCGACTGCGGCTTTTGCGCGGTTTCGGCCGTCGGGGCCGCGCTGTTGGTGAAGCCCGTTTCCTGCACGAACTGAATGCTGTTCGACCCGGTACGACCCGGCGTGATGAGATCGCGCACGGTCATCCGGCGTTCGGGCGGAGCGACGATGCCGGACACACGGTCAGGAATGATCAGGTCGCCCGCCGAGCCATTTGCATCGGTGGTGAGCGAGGTGATGATGGCCTTGGTAGCGAAGCTGACCGAACCCTTGGACGGAGCGCGATCCATAAACGCCTTCACCGCCGCGTCATCGATGAACTGGGCGCCGACCGACTTACGGTCATTGCCCTCGCTACCGCCGCGACGAGCGAGCTTCTGCTCGATCTCGGTCATGGTTGCCGAGAGCTCGTTGAACTTGACGAGCGCTTCGTCCGCCTTTTCCTTGGCATCGGTCGAGAGCTTTTCGCCCTTTTCGAACCGCCCCTTGGCGTCCTCGGCGAACTCCTTGACCTTGTCGGTCGCGGCCTTCAGGTCGCGCGACAGCTGCTTGATATCGGGTTCTTCGCCGCCGTCCTTGCGGCCAAATTCGGGCGGAGCATATTCGGGCGACACGACAGCGCCCATCGCGAGGGCGGCCAGCGACGAAGCTGCCATGATGTTCGGATGCTTCATGTTCGTTCCTTAGAGCTTGGGCAGGTCGAAACCTGCGAGAGTGTCGGAGATGGATTTCAGGTCGCCGGCGCCCTCGGACTCGCTCCGGAGCAGATGGGCCAAGCCGTGGCTGGCGATCGCCGTGGCCTGGGATTTCGAGAAGGGGAAAGCCTCGCGCAGTGCCTTCTCGAACTCAGGGAGCGTCGGCAGCTGCCCACGCTCCAATTTGAACTTTACCGCCTCGACGCGGGCGTCATCCTTGGCGGGGAAGGTGACCAAGCTGACCTCGACGAGATCAAGTTTGATCAGCGTACGGATGCCGGTTTTCTCGTCGTAGCTGGCCTGCCGGACCCAATATCCGATCGACAAACCGGTGACGGCCCCCGCCTTGAGCAGCGCATAGGCTTCGCGCGCCTGCGCAACGTCGGCGATCAGCAGGCGACCGCGAACCTTCAAACCGTGATCGTCTTCCTCGATCAGCTCATACACACCGATCGGCTCGGCCGACCGGTGCTGCCAAAGGATAGGGACGATACGATTCTTGGCTGCCAGTTCCTTGAGGCTTTCGAGGAAGGCACCCTTGGCCACGACCTCCCCGTAACTGTCGGGATCGCCGCCGAAGACCGACCCGTAGCCCTCGAACGTGCCGTCCTCGTTGATCGAGTCCGCTTTGATCGACAGGCTGAAGTCGCGAACCTTCAGCTGGCCATGCTTGAAGTGCATCAGCATCACGCGTCTTCCTTCTCTAGAGGCGCCATTTTTGAGGGCAGCCCCTCAGGGAAAAGCCAATCCATGATCGAGCGCCGGGCCGCTTCGCCCCCGGTGCTGGTGATCTCGCCCAGCTTGTCGGCCGGGATCATGTTCGACTGAATCGTCAGGACATCGCCGCCGTCGATCGGCGGCAGGTTTTCAAGGCGGCGTACCTCGTTCCGGGTCATGATCCCGTTCTGGACCATCGCCGTGTAGAAGGCCGATCGGGCAGCGCTGTCGGCGCGCAGGAGGCCTTCGAAGTTGAACTCGACCGTGACGGTCAATCGTTCGGCGGGAGTCAGCAGTTGCTTCATCACGGCCTGCTCGATCCGCTTCAGCCGCTCGCGCAGTGTGAAGATCAGGAAGCCCAGCGTTTGCTGCTCTAGTCCCGTCCCCCAGCTGGTCGAATTCGCCGTGTGACCAATCATGTGCGGCGGGACACCGAACCAGCGGCAGCAATCTTCGACCGAGAACTGCCGGCTCTCGATCATCTGGCCATCGACGGGACTGATCGTTATCGCCGACCAACTAAGCCCAGCCTCCAATATCAGCGGCCTGCCACTGTTTTCACCCGCGAAAGGCTCGACGACATATTTGTAAAGGTCTTCGCGCTGCTCTTTCTTGAGCGTCAAATTGTCTTTGGTCGTCAGGACTCCGCTAGGGCGGAGCCCGTTCTTATAGACATGCGCGGCGGCCTCATCGGTCGCCAGCGCCAGGCCGAATGAATGCCGGCCAAAGGCGAGGGTCGAAAGGCCACCGAGCGGCGCACCGCCGAACCCGCGCACATGAAACATTTCATCCTGGCCGATTTCGACAGCCCGGCCTCCCTCAGGATAACGGTAACAGATCGAGCCGTCCGACATCCGGCGCGCCTGCACTAGATCCGCGCGAATTGGGGTCAGCGCGACGACCTTGTTTCCCGCGCCGCGCTCTATGCGGGCAAAGGCGTTGCCCCACAGCTCCAAGGCGACACAGATGAACTGCCAGAAATCGAGTGCCGATTGATCGGCGTTCGGACTGTTGTGAAGGATAGCATAGAGCGGGTGATCCTTCGCGACCTTCCTCGTGTCGTTCGGACCATCGCGATATACCATGAGCGGCAGCGATGAGATCGTCCCGGCAACGAGGCGCGTGCAAGCCCATACCGTCGAAAGCGTCATCGCATCCGAAGGCCCGACCGTCTTCCCGGACGTGCTGGTGCCGGTGAAAACGCCCTTCCAACCGTCTGGGCTCATGAGGGAGAGCGCGCGCCGAACCACCGCTGCGGCCTTCTGACCAAACGTCATGACGCGCGCTCTCGCAGAGCGGACAGGTAATCATCCATCCCGCCTTCGTCTTTGGCCGCCATAGCAATTCCCATTCCCATGATGCCGGCGACGATCGGATCGATCCGTTCGGTCGACTTCGACTTGGTCGGCTTGATATTTTCGGCAGCGTCCTGCTCGATCGCGACGTTGCCGGCGCACCACCGCAGCAGGGGATGACCACCGTGATCGATCACGCGCCCAAGCACCTGCCGCTCCAATTCTTTCGACGGAGCGGACATCGACGAATAACCCTGTCCGAACGTCATCACGTTGAGACCTTCGTCAGCCAGCTCGACCGTCAACTGCGTCGAATTCCACCGATCGATCGCCGCTGCCGCGAGGTTGAAATTCTCAGCGTCGCGAAAGACGTGCGCCTTCACGGCGGCGTAATCGGTGACGTTGCCGGGCGTCGTGATCAAAGCCCCGCTCAGCTTCCACAGATCGTATGCGACCTTGTCTCGCTTCACCCGCTCGGCGATCCGATCTTCCGGTACGAAGATACGCGGCAGCCAAATCCAACGGCAACCTTCATCGAGCGGCGGAAACACCAGCACCCACGCCGTGAGATCGGTGGTCGATGACATATCGAGACCGCCGAAGCATCGGCGACCGATCAGATCCTGCTCGAGCTCTTTCCAGCGATCGTTGACGATCCGGCGCTGACCGTCCCGCTGCACGGTTTCGGCCCACGGATCGGCAAGGCCGCATTCGTCCCACGTGTCGATCGGGAGCCAGCGAACCGCCTGCTCGCTCCACAGATTGAGGTGGAAATTCTTGAACTTGTTTTCGAGCCGAGGGCTTTCTTTGGCCTTCGCATATTCGGCGCGGATGTAATCGAGCTTGGGCGATATCCCCAGGTTGGGGTTCGCCTTCCGCCACGTCGCTTCATCGCTCCAATCGTCATCCGGCTCGGCGGCGTACACGATGACGAGCGTCTCGCGGTCCTCGCTCTCGCCGGCCAGAATAGCTTGGCATTCATTCCACAGCTCCCAACCGTAGCCGGACTTCTTGCCTGCGGTGGAGATCAGGAATTCCAGAGGCTGGCGCCGTGCGCCGGTGCCCTGGTGGACGAAGGTGTATAGGTCGTCGTTTTCCCACTCATGCACCTCGTCGCCGACGACGATCGACGGGCTAAGCCCGTGCTTGCCCTTCGGCCGGCCGCTGAGCGGTTTGAAGCTGGCGTTCAACTGCGGACAGTAGATCGACGGCTTGAAGCAGGTCAGATGATCCTTCAGCGGCTCCGATAGACCGACCATCGTGGTCGCCTTGTCGAAGACGATCGACGCCTGATTCTTGTCGGTCGCGATCGAGTAGCCTTGGCCACCCATCTCGCCGTCGCCGATCAGGCCGAGCAACGAGACGCCGGCCGCCAGCTCGGTCTTGCCGTTCTTGCGCGGCACCCACACGACGACGCGGCGGTAGCGGCGGGTGCCATCCTTGCGCTTCCATCCGAAGGCGGGACGGATGATGTCTTCCGCCTGCCACGTCGCCAGCACGAAGGGCCGGCCCGCCCACTCAGCGTCGGTCAGGCGGCAATAGTCGGGGAAGAAGGCGACGGCCGCCTCGGCCGCAGCCTCGTCGTACCAGTAGTTCCCACATTCCGACCATCGAACGTCGGCGGCGTTAACCTCCGCCACGTCAATTCAGGAGCCGCGTTCCGCCCAGCAAGCCCACGGGCGATTTCTGGACGCTCGGCATCTGCAGCTGATCACCCCCTTCCGAGTTGGCCGGCGCACCCGGATGATTCGGTTGCAGGCCGTTGCTGTTGGCGAGCTGCAGCATCAGGCGCTGACGAGCGGCGGGCGAGAGGCCCAGCACGTCGCCAAGATCCTTGAGGTGCTGCTCGATATCCTTGCGCTGTTTGAAGGCGGGATGTGGACGGCGCAGCTCACCGACGTGCGGCGAACTGGTGATGTAGAACGTGCCTTCCTGGTCGAGGACGTGCGTGTACTCGATCCACTCAGCCATATAGCGGCAGAACCGGCCCAGCGTGACCTCGTCGGTCGCCTTCACCAGGTTCATGCGGCTCAGCTCGGGCTGCAGGAATGCCCAGATCTCGCCAGTCAGCTTCGACGCGCGCTCGGCCGCGACCTTGCGGATGCGCTTTTGCGTGTCGAGCCAGCCCGGCAGGCGCGAGCCGCTCGACGTCGGCTCGACGGTCGCGACCGGCGCGAGGCGCGGGCGGCGACTGGTGTTTCCTTTCGCCTCCCTCACCGCTTCCGGCTGAGGCCGTCGACCACGCGTCATGCCAAGCTCCCGGCGGCTGTCGCCGCGTTCTACCAACAAAAAAATTCTCGGAATTTCGCGCCCAAACGCAAATGACTGACCACCGGTCTCCGAGCGATCGACCCCAGACTTTCGACCCGCCCCTCCCCCTCGCGCCTCGCCGCGCGGTCAGGGGTGGCGCGGTCGACCGAGGCGATCGGCGAGGGCGTCGATCGCGGCCTTGCCGCGCCGTTCGAGCGCCTGCTTGAACCCGCTGTGACACGGGCCGCATGACGACACCCACCAATGCTTCAGCCAGAAAACACCGGCGAACAGCCGATGCGGATAGAGGTGATCGGTCAGCGTCGCCGCCGTGATCCGACCCTCCAACTCGCAATATGCGCAGAGCGGATTGTCGCGACGGTCGCTGGCCGCAGCCTTCGACCATCGGCTGTCATAGCCGCGCTCGCGTGCCGATCCGCGATCCTGATCATGCCGCTGTCGTACTTCGCGTGCCGACTTCTCCCCACCGGGGCGAAACACTCGCGGCATGGTGGGCATTGCGACAATCCGAACCCGAAAGAAAACAAAAAGGGCGGAGCGAACCGACCCACTGACGCACCGCGCGCCTTTGCCCCCCGCATTGGGCAGATGCCCCGGAAGGACCCAAAGGGTGGGGGTCCGGGGCGGGTCGACCCGATGCCGACCCGCCCGCCTGCCGTGGCCCAGCCCTCGGGCTGGCGCCGTCTCCCCCTGCGGTATCCGGCTCGCCCAAAACGCACCGCGCCCGCATCGATCGGGACCGATGCGGGCGCGGTGAGGTTCGAGAGAGGATGCCTGAAAGGCTACTTGGGAGCGACGAAGCCAGACGCTCGCCAAGTGTCGCATCTGATACCCCCGATTTGCCCCGCAAACGAACACACATAATTTCATGTTCCTGCGATTTTCGGGGTTGACGATCTATCCGCCTGATTTGCCGCGATTAACTTTCTTGCAGATGCCGTTGAGCGCCCGGCCATAGCGCATGCGCAGCCCGTCGGTGGTCCATCCGCCGTCATGCCCGCCCATCCGCTCCCAGATCGGCGACCACTCGACGCGATCCGATCCGGTCCGCGCGAGCTGCATCAGCGCCAGCCCGACGATCTGCCGCGTCACGCCCGTCGGCACATAGGCCGCGACCCAACCGAGCGCTTCGTCGGCAAGGCCAACCTCGTTCCGCGTCAGCGCGCAGGTGACGAGCGGCCGATCCGCCGCCGCCGTCTCCGTCCAATCCGCCTGCACCTGCCGCCACAGCGACATCGTGGAAGTCCGCAGCCAGCCCGCCTCGCGGTCGGGCAGACGCCGCAACACGTCCATCGCGTCGACCAGTCGACGCTGCACATCGTCGAAAGTGACGATGCTCCCACCCTCGCGTTGATCGCGAGGATCGATGGGAGTGGTAAGTATAGAAGAGATATAGGGATTATCTGTTTTGGGAGGCATGGGAGGATATCCTGTAGGTCTTATCGTGCGCGCCCGCCCGCCCGCGCATCATGAAGCCGGGCCGACATAATCCTCCCAAGGCGCGACGATCCTCCCAAACCCTTATGGAATGGGCCCTTGTCGCTCCCGGAGGAAGCTCCCAATCAGGGAGGAACGGGAGGATCAATAGGGATCATCGGGGTCCAGCGCGGCCGATGATGATGGGGAATGCGAGGATGTCGCCTGCTCGACGATCACGTTGCCCTCGGCATCCACGAAGTCGCGAACGGCCTTGAGGGCGACGATCCCGATCCATTGGATCGTGTTCGATTGGATCGTCTTGTGGCCCTTGAGCTTCATCTGGTTCGTGAACCACTTCTGCGACCACGGCTTGCCAGAGGCGTTCTCCTCGCCCGCCCACTTCGCCCACGCGCGGAAGATGTCGTAGAGAAGCGACGACTGGACGCGCTCCTCCGGCTTGCCCGGCGCCACGCACAGGCCGAGGAAGCGGCCCAGCGGGTCGTTCTCCTCCTGATAGTCGCGCGTCGCTTCCTTGATCGCCTCAGGCTCGGGCAGGCCGTCGCGCATCCACGCGAGACATCCTTGGATCAGGTGATTGAGGATGCCGCTACCTTCGGCCTTGAGCTTCGCCGTCAGCTGATCATCCTGCCGCTCGTCGGGAATGATGACGTCCCATGGCACCAGGCGAACGCGCCGCTTGATGCCGTGATCGGTGCCGATCTGCGGCTTGATGTTGGCCGAGCATGTCACCTTGAAGGTGACGATCATCTCGTAGAACGGCATGTTCAGCTCGCGGACATTCATCGGCTCGCCGCCGGTCAGCGCCTTGATCAGCCCGTCGGAGAACTTCGCGCCCTTTTCCGGCTCGGCCGTGCGCACCATGCGCCGCCCCGTAAGCGCCGCGAGATCCGGCGTCGCATCGCCGCCCTTCCGTTGCCGCCCCTGGTCGACGAACGTCTCGATCCCGCACGATCGCGAATAATCGCCGATCATCCACGCGACCGTATCGACCCACGTCGATTTGCCGTTGGCGCCCTCGCCATAGTTGAGGACGAATTTTTGCGCCGATATGCTGCCGGTCAGGTTGTAGCCGCCCCACGCGTGGAGGAAGCCGCGCATTTCGGGATCGGGCTGCACCTCGCCAAGGAAGCGATCGTAGATCGGGCATTTCGCATCCGGATCCCACTCGACCGCCGCCAGCTTCGTAATCCGATGCTCGCGGTTGAACGGCAGCAGCCGGAAGGCCGGTTCGTTCGTGCCGGGCGGCGTCCCGAACTCCAACGTCCAGTTGAGCAGGTTGATCATCATCGGGTCGGCATCGAAATCGGCCGGCCGCGCGGTCAGATAAGGTTCGGCCAGCCTCGCGATGCAGGCGAGATGCCCGGCGCTTTCCGATGTCCGGCCCCACGCGCGGATCGTGTCGCTATACATGGTGACGGACGTTTTCGTCGCCTTCACCACGAAGTCGCGCGCACCCGGCTTCGCGTCCGGCCAATCCTTGTCGCCGCTCTCCTCGACCAGCTTCGCCTCGCGCCCGATCGCGCGCACCGTGTCATAGACCGCGCGCGCGACGAGGCCGTTGGCCTGATCGCGGTTCCAGCGCTTCCCGTCCCACGCCAGCCAGCCCCATTCGGGGACGTAGAGGAAGTCGCGCCCGAATCGCCGCCGGAAGCGCTCGGCATTGCCCAGATCGGTCAGCGGATAGCGCGCACATTCGTCATCGGCCGCCGCCTGATCCTCGGCGTCGTCGCCCCCGCCCCCCGCCTCGGCCTCTTGATCGCCCGACCATCCCGAATGGGAGGATGGCGCGCCATTGTCGTCATTGGAGGGGGCGGGGGAGGAAGCGGCGGCTTGGGAGGGTCGCGGCTGTTGGGAAGAGGCCGGGCGGGAGCGCGGGCGCGAAAGACGGGCACGGATAGCGGACGCGATCTCTTCGAGATCGCGAGGTCGTTCGATGCCAGCGGACCAGCCGCTCTCGATCGTGGCGAGCAGCTGCGCATCGTCGTCGCGGCCGGGATTGTCGCGCGCAGCCGCCTCGATCGACGATCGCGCGATGGTGGCATCGAGGACGCCGGCCGCGACCAGCGACGCGATCTTCAACGCGCTGTTGTTCAGCTCCGCATTGCGCGCACCTGACTTGGCCGCCCGGATGTCCTGGCACTCGAGGTCTAGGCCGCGCATGGCATATTTGCGCAACTCGGCCGCCATCTCCGCGTCGATCGACGCCGGCAGCGGCCGAATGGGGGTGACGGTTTCCTCGCGGCGCGGCGCAGGCTCGCCGCCGGCCGCCTTCCCCTTCGTCTGGCATAGCGCGATCACGGCGTCGGGCGCGGCGACGACTGCGGCATCCGCCTTGCCCCGCAGCCAGCGATATTGCCCCTCGGCCGCACCGCTCTCGACACCGCCATAGCAATAGGACGGCGGGACGATCACATAACCGCCCTTCGCGCGCACATCGACATGCTGCGGCAGGTTGTTCTTCTTCGTGCCCGCCCGGTTGCGCAGCTGCTCGCCGCTCCCCTCGGGCTGGGTCAGATAGACATGGACGCCGGTCGACGGCGTGCGCACGGCAAGGCTGGTCGGCAGCTGACAATCGGTCAACGCTTCCAGCTCGCCTTTCAGGCTTTCGAGCGTCCACTCCTCGCCCGTTTCCACATCGTGGCGCGGATCGAAGTCGAGGACGAACAGGTTGCCGCGATCATCCTGCGCGTCGCCGAGCGCCAAGCCGATCATCGCTTCGGGCCAGCGCTTCCACCATGCCTTGATCTGCTCTTCGTCGGCTGTGGCTTCGTCGACACCGTGGCGGACATAGGGTGCCTTGGCCTTGAGCAGCACGCGCTTGCCCGCGCTGTTCTGATAGCTGTCGTCCCGCTCGCGGCACGGAAACACCCGCCAGCCACGGCGCGCATATTGGAGCGCCGCTACACCGAGCGGCGATGGGAGGGTGGCGGTGGCCATGCGAAGATCTCGATACGAAGGGGAGCGGCGGGGACGGGGGCGTCAGGCGCGGCGATCAGAAGGGCACGTCGTCGTCGAGATCGGATTCCGGTGCTGCGCCAGCCCCGCCGGCCGCCGCCCCGCCGCCCGATCCCGACTGCCATCCGCCGCGATCATAATCGCCCGCCGATCCGCCCGGATCGCGCTCGGCCCGATCGAGCAGCACCATCACGCCCTTGAAGCCGCCGACGACGATCTCGGTGGTGTAGCGCTCGATATTGTCCTTGTCGGTCCACTTGCGCGTCTGCAGCTGGCCTTCGAGATAGACCTTGCTGCCCTTGCGCAGATACTTCTCCGCGACGCCGACCAGAGCCTCGCTGGTGATCGCCACCTGATGCCATTCGGTGCGATCCCGCTTTTCGCCGCTCGCCCGATCCTTCCATTGCTCCGACGTGGCGACCCGCAGCTTCGCGATCTTGCCCCCGTTCTGGAAGGATGAGACTTCGGGATCGCGGCCGAGATTGCCGACGATGATCACCTTGTTGACGCTGCCGCTCATTTTATCGTTCCTTGTTCATCAAGTATTCGGCAACCGATCGCGCAACGGCGGCGCGCACATCGACCGGCACATCAAAGAAGCCCAGCATGCCCCGGCATGGGATCAGCGGCAGCGGAAAGGAGGCTCCAATCACGAAGCCGTAGCGACCGAAAAACCACGGGCTCTCGAAGTCCGTGCGCCCCGTTTCGACGCAGTGGTCGATTCGCATCATTCCCACGACGCCACCGCGCGGAAGGTGCAGCTGGCTATCGGCGAGTTCGTCGGTCGACTTGCCAGCATGGACCATCGCCCAGCCCCGCACCTTCATGAACCAGTCGCGGTTCTCGACATCTTTGCCATCGTGAAAGATGTGATGCGGATATGGCTGCTTGATCGACAGCGCCGGAACCTGGCCGCGTTCGATACGAGCTGCTAGCGCGGCTAGGGCCACTGGATCGGTGAGTCCGCTCATCGTCATACCCGCATCGGCATGACGACGTAGAGCGCTTCGCCGTCTGCCCCGTCAGCAAGGAGCAAGGCTGGCGCCGCCGCGTCGGCCAGATGGATCTGGACGAGATCGCCGTCGATCTGGGCGAGGGCGTCGCGCAGGTAGCGCGAGTTGAAGCCGATATCGAACGCGGCCGACGCATAGTCGGCCGGCACTTCCTCGACGGCCATCCCGTTTTCGGGGCTGGCGACGGTCAGCGTGATCTTGTCGCGTTCGAGCGACATCTTCACCGTCTTCGTCTTGTCGCTCGCGATCGTCGCGACGCGATCCGCCGCTTCGGCCAGCACCTTCGGATCGATCAGCAGCAGCTTGTCATTCCCGGTCGGAATGACGCGCGTATAATCGGGGAAGGTGCCGTCGATCAGCTTCGCCGTCAGCACCGACGTGCCCAGGTGGAATTGCACCTTCGTCGCCGATGCCCCGATCTCGACCAGTTCGCCGCCCTCGTCGAGCATCTTGCGCACCGCGCCGATCGCCTTGCGCGGCACGATCATGTCGATCAGCGTCTCGGCGCCTTCGGGGAGATCCACGGCGACCCGCGCCAGCCGATGCCCGTCGGTCGCCGCGATCTTAAGCTGACAGGAGTCGGAGTCGACGTGCCAGAACAGCCCGTTCAGATAATAGCGCGTCTCTTCGGTCGAGATCGCGAAGCGCGTGCTGTCGATCGCCATCTTGAGCATCGGTACCGACAGCGCGAACTTGGTCGGCAGCTCGCCCAGCGTCAGCGTCGGGAAATCGTCGGCAGGCAAAGTCGGCAGGGTGAAGCGCGCCCGCCCCGCCGTGATGATCATCTTGCGCGCGCCCGGCTCGACCTTGAGCGTGATCGCGGACTTGTCGGGCATCTTGCGCACGACATCGTGCAGCATCCGCGCGCCGCCGTGATCGATCCCTTGGTCGCGATATCGGCATTCGCCGTCTCGATGATCTCGATGTCGAGGTCGCTGCCGGTGATCGACAGCACGTCCTTGCCCGCTTCGAGCAGCACGTTCGCCAGAACCGGGATCGTGTTGCGCGCCTCGACGACGGTCATCACCCGCCCCAGCGCCGCGAGCATCGCGGCGCGCTCAATCGTGAGTTTCATTTTGTCCCCCTTGGTTGTCGGGCAGGTGCAGCCCCGCGCGCAGATCGGCCGCGACGGCGCGCAGCCGGATTGCAGCGAAGTCGGTTTCGGCCGAGGGCACGTCGAGGCCCGCCCCGCTCTTGCGGGCATCGGCCTGCGTTTCGAGATAGGCGGCGCACGCCTCAATGATCGGGCACGGCTTCATGCGACCAGCCTCAAGGTCGGCGACATCGCGGCTGCCGCCTGCTGTTCCAGCTCAGCCAGCTCGAGCCGCAGGCGGCGGATGCGTTCACCGCGCCGCCACTCAAAGGTGTGCTGCACCATCATCAGCCGTTTCAGTTCGGCCTGTTCGGCCTCGCTACGCCAGCGCTGGGCGCGCAATTCCTCGATCCGCGCGCGCCGGGGCGCATCGCTATTCTTCACGGCCATTATGCCGCGGTCCTTTCCTGTTGCCGTTCCCATTCGGCGCACCAGCGGCGGGCATGCTCGATCGGCACGCCGACGATCGCCGCGATCTCGCCCAGTGCGGACGGGCCGTGCCGATCCAGCCGCGCCAGCACCGCCGGCTTGACGCCTTCGAAGAGGTGGACGAACCGCACCGAACAGGCCGGGCAGATCAAACGATCGCCCTCCGCCAGCCGCCAGCCGAGCGGTAGATAGCCGTAGAGCAGCTGATCCTCGCGTGGGTTCACCAGCTCGATCGCCTCGCCCTCGGCCGGGCAGCACGCGCAGGAGATGGCGACGATCGTCACCGCCGCACCCCTTCGGCGACCGTTGTCGCCTTGCCCGTCGCCACGATCGTGACGATCCGGCCCGGCGCCCAATCGCTGGCCGCCCGCGTGATGTGGCTGGCCTGTTGCAGGCAGTGCAGCAGATACTTCACTCGATCCGGCCCGGAGATATCGAGCGCGTGCGCGAGGTCGAAATTGCTGGGGCACGGCTGACCAGCTTCCGCGATCTCGCCGAGCAGTTCGAGCAGCTGCGCCTCGTCATCGCCGCGACGCGGCCGGGGCGGCGGTGGCGGACCCGGCAGTTCGGCGAAGGCGGCCGATGTCCGCTCGACCCAATATTCGCAGATACCGTCCGCCCCGCGCGTCTGCGTCAGCGCGACGAGCCGGATCGCGGCATAGTCGCGCACGATCGCCGGCCCCTTCGCCCAGCGCGGCAGATGCCCGCGCGCATAGATCGTCTTTGCCCCCGGCTGCGCATTGCGCACCCACGCGTCGACCGCGCCGGCCGGCATCGCCGCCGCGTCGATCCCGCCGCCATAGACGCACGGCTCCAACGCATCGTTCGCCGCGACCAGTGCCGGCGGCAGCGCGTGCGCGGCCATCACAACCGCGCTCCCAACGAGCGGCCCAGCTTCGCGGCAAGCGCCACGCACGCGGCATCCGCCGTCGCATCGTCGAGCGCGAGCGCGACACCCGAAAAGCGCAGCGCCCAGCCGCCCGCCACGACCCGGTCGACCGCGCCGATCCGATCGACGGCCACTATCGGCCCGATCGCCCGTTCGCCGAGATAGGCCGGCAATGGAGCAAGGGCGGGCGACGGCGCGCTAATGGTGCCGGCGGGGTCGGATGCCGGCATTGGGGGTGGCGCACCGCCGCCCTGCGAGGATGACAAGGGGCAACCGTCATCCTCGATCGGAATTTCCCACAGCGCGACGGGGACGGCACCGCGCGTCACGCTTTCGATAATCAGCGCCTCGACCGTGCCGGGCAGATCGTTGCCGAGGATCAGCTCGCGGACGCCATGGCCGTAGCGCATACTCAGCTCGACACCGCGCATCGTCGGTTCGGCGATCAGCCACGCGATCAGCGCATCCTGCCCGCGATTGGTGATGGCATAGCCCCCCGCCATGATCAGCCTCCCTGCTCGACGGCCTCAAGCTGCATTCGCAGCTGCGCCAGTTTCGCCAGGGCATCGTCCACTTCGGGGATCAGACGGCGCTGCTTCACGTCATCCGCGCACAGCTTGCCATCGCCGAGCGCGGCGATCAGGTGCGCTGCCACTTCCCCATATTCGATCGTCAGTTCGGCGAGCGTGCGATGAAAGCAGCTGCCCGGCGTCCCGCCGTCGGGCAGCTTGACGAAGGCGCCGCCCGCCTCGGCACACATCACGCGGGTGACGTGCGGCGCGCCCGGCAGATGGCGGGTGTTGCGCTCAAGGTCCGCGATGACATCGAGCGGCGCCCAGCGATCGGGATGGTCGATCGACGCATATTCGCCGAACGATTGCGGACGCTTGAGACGGGTGTAGTGCGGCGCCTTCTCGGCACCACCAACCGCGCCGACGAGATCGTCGACAGCGTTCTTGAGCCGCTGTTTGCGAGGTTCGAGCGCGTCGATCATGCGTCACCGCCTCGGCCGTAGGGAACGGTCGCGATCCGCCGCCAGAGATGTTGGTCTGAGGTCGGGACGGCGCATGGCAGCTGCCCGCACATGACGGTAATCCGGGTTCCAGTGGCGAATTCCGTGATTTCCCCACTGGTGCGGTCAATCGTTTCGGCCGCATTCCAGCCGGCATGCACAGGGGACAGATCATTGTCGGCAGCGTGATCGTCGGCGTGGGCGCGGGTTTCGCGCTCCCACATGCCGCCAACGCCCCACTGGCGACGAACTTCGAACAGCAGCCCGTCGACCAGCATCATCAGCCAGAACAACGCCGCGCCGATGCTGCCGACCGCGCACGCGGCCATGGCCACGCTCAGCTCGAAGTTCGCCCCCATGTCGAAGCCCCCCGGAAAGGTCATGGCTGGTCGGCCCCTCCGCCGGGAGCGGTTGCCCCGCCCCCGGCGTCGGCTACAGTCGCTGTGCCATCACCGACTGAAAGGAGAAGACCATGCCATTGGTCGTTCAGGCCATCCTCTGGCCATCCGAGGAAGAGTATCCGGCCTTCCGGGATGCGTGCGACGACGAGGTCCACCCCACTTTTGAGGCGTTCATCGTCGCGGTCACCCCGGTCATCTACGGCATGGAGCGTAAGGGCGTTAAAGTCGTCAAAGCCAATCCGAATGTTGCCGACATGGTGCAATGGTGTCGGGAGAGGAACCGTCGGGTCGATGCTAAGGCTCGTAGGGCCTATGCAGAACACCTTGTCGCCAAAATGGAGCGCGGCTGACGGATTGCGAGGCTCGCCCATCTATACCGCCTCGCCATCGGCGAGGGCGGCCATCGCAGCCGCCAGTTCCTCACCCTTTCCGCGCGCGGTTGCAGCCAACCGAACGTGGTCAAATCGCGCTTCGGACATGCCGACGCGGCGCCAACCATGGACGGTCGTCACCGGGGTGAACGCCAGCCGAGACACGGCCACGGTCCCACCGAGGCCATCTAAGAACACACCCGCCTGTTCGGCTGAGAGCTGCATCGCGGCGGATAAGTCGGTAACGTCCATGTCGGTGTTATTGCGATAATGGCAACATCACTGCAAGCAAAAAGTTGCCATAGTAGAAATTGCGATAGTCGCAGCCATCCGCAACATGGGCCAATGGACATCGACGGCATCAAACAAGCCATGAAGGCTCAAGGGATTAAGCAGGTGCGGCTCGCGAACGAGCTGGGCTTAACGCCTGACCAAGTCAGCAAGGCGATGCACGGAACTCGCCGCTTTACCGCACCTGAGATGGACATCATTCGTCGCCTTCTCGGCGAAGATCAGCGTGCGTCCGTGCCAGGAGCCATGGACACGCGGCGCATACCGGTGATCGGAAGCGTAGCCGCCGGGAATTGGCGCGAGGCAATCCAAGAACCTCTTGGGACGATCCCCATGCCAGAGGAGGATATGCCCAGCGACGCCGTCGCACTACGGGTTGTCGGCGATTCGATGGATAAGGTCATTGGCGACGGGGGGATTGTCGTCTTCGTCCCCAGCGATCGGGCCTTATATCCCGATCGCTACTACGTCGTTCTCAACGCGGAAGGCGAGACGACGTTCAAACAGTTTCAGGCTGACCCGGCGCGCCTTGTGCCCTGCTCGACCAACCCAAAGCATAAAGACATCATGATCCACGAGGGCGACTTCCAAATTGTCGGACGCGTGGAATGGTATGCCGGACGCCCTCCAAAAGTGATGCGCTAAGCCGCATCCTCGACATCCTCGATCGCATAGGCCGCCTGTATCCATCCAGGCACGCTGTCGAACCATTGACCCCATTCGTCATAGGCTCCGAGATCCAACTCGGCAGCGTCCCCCCTCGCTTCGCCGAGATCACCTCTCCACGGCCCACAGGCCGATTTTCCACGCATAGCCCGATACCATCTCACCGCCGTTTTCATGCGAAGCCTCCGAGTCGCCACACACAAAATGGAACAAGAAGAGAACAAAAATCAACGCCGATCCAATATGTTGCGATAGTAGCAATTTTACTCCTTGACGAGTAGGTTGCTACTATCGCAACAGTGCGCCGTTCAATCACGAATGGAGGCACCGATGCGCAGCCCATCTCTCCGCAACGATCCCGCACCGATCGTTGCCAATACCGACCCGATGATCCTCTTCGACGAATGGTATCGCAGTCGCACCGAGGGGGCGCGCAGCGCCCATGGCTGGACGCCCGAAACCACCCTGTTCTCCGACTTCACCAAGTTCGCCAGCGCCTGCGGCGAGACGGTTCGCTTCAACGTCGACGGCTTCCGCGACGCGATGGCGACCAAGCAGACCAAGACGCGCAAGATGATGGTCTATCGCACCGATGTATCGGGCGAGCAGCTTGAGGATTGCTGGGACCGCGCGCTGATCCGCGCACTGCGCGCGGTATGAACCCCGCACACCCGCCCATCGAGGCCTGCCGGCGCCGTCAGGCGCTGGACAGCTTGCGCACCAGCGAAGCGCTGTTCCGCCATGTCGGCCAGCTCGGCGCCGCAACGATGGCCAAAGCGATGGTCGACAAGCTGATCGACAGCCGCGTCACGGGCGCGGATCTCGGCGAGCTGATCGGCCACGCCTCCAACCTCGCCCAGCGCGCCGCGATCCTGACCGCGCGTCAGCACAAACTGGCTCTGACGTGATGGCGGCCGACTATAAGCATCGCAGGCCGATGTCGATTCCCGGCATCAAGAGCTTGGCGAAGACGATCAAGCGCGCGGAGGGCATTCAGCACGCCCGCGCGCTCGACGTCGCCGCTAAACAAGCCGGATACGAAAACTTCGTCCACGCCCGCCGCGTGCTGGGCGACGCATGAACGCCCCCACCTTCGCGCAGGACGCGCCCGCCCATGCGCTCGACGGCTTCCACGCCGAGTTCGCCGAGTTCGCCCGCTGGATGCTCGACGAGCGGCGGCGGGCGTGGCCGGCGATGGTCGACGCCGGCAAGATGACCGAACAGGTCCGCGCCCAACGCTATCGCATGATGGAGGCGATCGAGGCGATCTGGCTGGGCGCGGCCGACCTCGGCGAGGCGGGCTGGCTATACGCGTTCAATGACATCGGCCGCGACGATCTGCTCGTCGAGCTGGCGACCACGATCAAGGGCGCCCAGGCCAAGCGCGAGGCAGCACCCGACGATCGCTTAGCCGCCGATCGACACGAAGCGCTGCTCGCCATGCACTGGTGGATCTCGCGCTTCGCCGATCGCCGCAACTTCGTGATCTGCCGCGCCCTCACCCTGCGCGCCGACACGATCGACCTCCAACTCGCCTTCGCCGCGCAGCGCGACGGCACCGCCGAAAGGAAAGCCGCATGAAGAACAAGCTTATCGATCTGAACAATCACCTCTTCGCCCAGCTGGAGCGGCTCGGCGAGGAAAGCATGACGGCCGAGCAGATCGAAGCCGAGGCGCAGCGCGCCGATGCGATCGTGTCACTCTCCGACCAGATCATCCGCAACGCGGATCTGCAGTTGAAGGCAGTTACGATCCTCGCCAATCACGGCGACCGTTTCCGTCCGCATCTCACGATGCTCCAGGACAAGTCACCGTCGTGAAGGGGCGATCGATACCCTACAGCCCAGCCGAGCTTGCTTGGCTGGAAACCAACCGCTCGATGCCGATCGCCGATTATCACCGCGGCTTTTCGGTCGCCTTTGATCGCGAGGACGTGTCGGCCGCAAACCTGCACGCGCTCCGAAAGCGTAAGGGCTGGCGCACTGGTCGCAGCGGTCATTTCGCCAAAGGACAGGTGCCCGCCAACAAGGGCAAGACGATGCCTTATCATCCCAACAGCGCCGCCACCCGGTTCAAGCCCGGCGAACGTCGGGGCGTCGCGGTGAAGCTCTACAAGCCGATCGGGACCGAACGCCTCAGCAAGGAAGGCTACGTCGAGCGCAAGATCCACGACGGCTTGCCACTCCAATCGCGCTGGCGCGCCGTTCACCTGATCCGTTGGGAAGAAGCGAATGGCCCCCTGCCCGCCGGGCAGGCGCTAAAGTGCCTCGACGGCGATCGGACCAACACCGATCCGAACAATTGGGCCGAGATCCCGCGCGCCCTTTTGCCTCGGCTAAACGGGGGGCGCCACAAGACGCGGCTCGCGTTTGACGAAGCCTCGCCGGAATTGAAGCCGACAATTCTTGCCACGGCCAAGCTCGCCCATGCGAGCCGCCTCGCTCGGAAGGGAACCGCATGACATATGTGTCGCAGGGCGCCGTCATCTCGACGTGCGGGAACTACCGCTATCACCTTTGGCGCGAATGGCGCGGCACCGGGACCAACGCGAATTGGGACTGGCTCGAAGATGATGACGGCTCGATCGCGAAGGACGGCGCTGGCGCGCCGCTCGGCGAGCCGAAGTCGGTTCTCTTCGTCATGTTGAACCCCAGCACCGCCGATGGCGATCAGGACGATCCAACGATTCGTCGCTGCGTCGCCTTCGCCAAGGCTTGGGGATACGACCGCATGGAGGTGGTCAACCTCTTCGCGTGGCGCGCGACCGACCCGAGCGCCGTGCTGCGCATGACGGGCAGCGGCCCCGATCCGGTCGGCCCCGACAATCAGCGTCATGTACGAAACGCGCTCGACCGGGCAGGGGTTATCGTCTGCGCTTGGGGTGCCCACGGTGGGCACATTGACCAAGACGAAACGATGCTCGGTTGGATTGAGCAGTATGGCGGCGAGCCGTATGCACTACGGCTGACCAAGGAAGGCTTTCCAGCCCACCCGCTCTATCTGCCGCGAGATCTGCGGCCAGCGCCATATGCCGGGCGGGTGCCCGCATGAGCGCCGCAGACAACCCTTGGACTAACTGGCCCGGCTGCGGCCCGTTTCCGGCAGGCCTGTCCCGCGACGCCATCGTCGAGGTTCGCATGAGGAATGGCGCCACCGCGACCGAAATCGCCGACATCTTCGGATGGAAGTGGAATGTGCGCGACCGCACCGGCTTCGACATCGTGGCTTTTCGCGAAGTCTAGGCCGTGGACCACGCCCCGCCTGAAACGGCCCCTGTGGCGAAAGCGGCGTCTCGCGGCACTACATCCGCCTGCGCGGAGTGCCTTGCGCCCCTGAAAGGCTCCCAGCCGGGACAGCTCTTTTGCTGCCCTGCGCACCGGATGGCCTTTCAGGATCGCTTGCGCATTCGCGGGCGGCAACTGGCGCCGCTGGCGATGGCCGACCGCATCACGCGCAACGGCCGATCCCGCGATGCCGAGATCGGCAAAGAGGCGCGCCTGTCCTCCCAGCGCCTGATTGCGCGATGGATTGAAGAGGACCGCGCCGCCGGCCGCATGATGATGGACGATTACGTCCGTCGCCTGTCGCGCACGACAGATTTGCCGCGATGACGGGCCAGCTCCTCACCTCGGCCGAGGCCGCCGAGCAGCTGCGCGTTTGCGAGAAGGTGCTGCGCCGCTTACGCAAGGCGGGCGCGATTCGGTATGTCGCGCTCGGCGAGCGCAAGATCATGTATCGGCCAGAGGACTGCGCCGACTATCTTGCGAGCCGCGTGCGGAGGGAAGAGCCATGCCAGCCTGCCCAGCCCCCAAAGGGCCGCCCGGTGCGCCATCAGCCCGGAGTGATCATCCCCTTCTCGCAGCGCGACCGGGCGCGCGCCTGATCCCATGAGCGTTTATAAGCCGGTCAAGAGCCGGTTCTACCACTATGATTTCCAGTTCAAGGGCACGCGCTACAGCGGCTCGACAATGTGCACGGCCAAGTCCGATGCCAACGCCTATGAAGCGACGCTGCGCAAGCAGATCGCGAGCGGCCTCAAGGTGGTGCCCAAGATCACGCTCGACCAAGGCTTCGGCCTATGGTGGGAAATGGTCGGTCAGTTCGAAGGCAACGCCAAGACCACCGAAGGGCAGCTCGAACATTTGCGCCGCCTGCTTGGCGCCACCACCTTCATGCACCAGCTCGGGTTCGCCGAGATCGAGCGCAACTATGTCGCCCGGCGACGCGGCGAAAAGGCGAAGGGGCGCGCGACCCTGATCAGCAACGCCAGCGTCAACCGCGAGCTTGAGATCGCCGGCCGTGTATGGGCCTACATCCGCAAGAGCGGTTACGACGCGCCCTATGCAGAGTGGCGCGCGCATCGCCTCTCCGAACCCAAGGAACGGGTGCGTGAGCTGAAGCCCGCCGAGGAAGCCAAGCTGTTCGCCGAGCTGCCCGAGGATCTCGCCGCCGTCGCCGAATTCGCGATGCTATCGGGGCAGCGTCGCACCGCCGTCATCGAGCTGCTGTGGAACCGCGTCGATCTTGACGATGGCCGCGCCGTTGTGAGGACGAAGGGAACCGGCAAGCGCACCCACGTCGACCACAGCTTTCCGCTGACCCCGCGCATGATGGAGATCATTCGGTCGCGGCCGAAGGTTGGACCGCGCGTCTTCACCTATGTGTGTGAACGCCCGTCACCGCCCCGTCCCGATCGCCCGCGCCGGCTCGCGGGCCAGCGCTATCCGTTCAGCAAGCAGGGATGGGCGCGCAAGTGGCGCCAAGCGCTCGCCGATGCCGGCATTGAGGATTTCCGCTTCCACGATCTGCGCCACACCGCCGGCACCCGTATCCTGCGCGCGACGGGCAATCTCAAAGTCGCGCAGAAATTGCTCGGCCATGTCGATATTTCAACGACCGCCCGATACGCCCACGCGATCGAGGATGACGTGCGATCGGCGATGCTCGCAGCGGAGAAGTCCCGGAATAGTCCCGAACCGGCGGCGGCTGATAAGGTGGAAAAGCGCGCTAATTCAAAGCGCTAGGGGCCAGTAGAGTTTCGGCTCCCAAACCAGATGCGCTACCAGGCTGCGCCACTCCCCGACTTCGCTGGTGGGGTGGCCTATAGAAGCGGATCGGCGCGGGCACAAGGAACCCTGCTCGCTGCGGAGTCTTTAAAGGCTTGGAGCAGGAGAGGGATGGCCCATGCGGCTCGATGACGAGGCGGAAAGCACCAATTACGAGGTCCGGTCGGGCGGCGGCGGATTCGGGCTGCCGATCGGCCTCGCCTTCGGGCGTGGCGGGATCGGTTGCGGCGGGATCGTCGTCCTTGGCATCCTGGCATTGGTGATGGGGATCAACCCGCTCAGCCTGATCGGAGTCGCAACCGAAGGCCAGATGCAGCAGGGTCCGGCCGATACGCGGCCGGGTGGGGGATCGGGCGAAGCTGGCGAAAAGAGCCCCGTCCAATCCACCTCGCTCAAGATCCTCGGCTCGACCGAGCGTGTCTGGGGCAAGATTTTCGAGGCATCGGGCAGCCGTTACGAGCCGACCATCCTCGCTTTCTATCCCGGCAACACCCAGTCGGGCTGCGGCGCGGCGCAATCGGCCGCCGGACCGTTCTATTGCCCCGCCGACAAGCGCATCTATCTCGACACCAGCTTCTTCGACGAACTGTCGACCCGCTTTGGCGCGCCGGGCGATTTCGCGCAGGCTTATGTGATCGCGCACGAAGTCGGCCATCACATCCAGGATCTCGAAGGCCGCCTCGCACAGGTACGTCAGCAGCAGGCGCGCCTGTCCGAAGGCCAATCGAACGCGCTGCAGGTCAAGGTCGAGTTGCAGGCCGATTGCTATGCCGGCGTCTGGGCCGCCAACACCAAGGGCGTGATCGAACCCGGTGACATCGAGGAGGGCCTGCGCGCCGCCGCCGCAGTGGGCGACGACACGCTGCAGAAGGCGTCGCAGGGCGTGGTGGTGCCCGAAGGCTTCACCCATGGCAGCGCCGCCGATCGCCAGAAGTGGCTCAAGAAGGGCCTCGATTCGGGCGATCCGCGCATGTGCGACACGTTCGGGGGCGCATGA